AGCGCCTTTGCCCTTAACAGTGTCCTTACAACGACGACCGGATGCTAGATACATTAGTATCTTAGCCCATCGTCGAGAAGGAACAGTGGTAGGGGCCGTACCAGAGTCAACCCATTCAAAACCATAATGCAAGCTAGCATTGTGGTGACTTATTTGAATGTGTGAACAAAAAGTACGCCATTTCTTTTTAGCAGACTTAGACCACGGTAAGCCATCCTTTCTATGTTGGAAAGAATTAGCAACCGTAGTCTGATCAAGCTTAAAGGAAGAAAAGGTGTCCTGTTGACGATGCCAAAGCCCATTTACCTTAAATGGGTTGTTAGCGTGCAAAGCGCTCGGCATGACGCGGTAAACCTCAATTAGCAACGGCACAAACGATCTATACTGCGAGCTTAGTCTCACGAGCTTATTATAGCTCGTAATGACATCACTTATAGATCTAGGATATCGGAAGTCGTAAGACTCCACATATCCGTGACCGTCAAGATAATGGGCCCCACAAGATTCTCTGTAATTCGAATTAATATGAGTTTTAGACATATTAACGTTGAATCCAGCCCTTGTAAGGTCTGCTACCACACTCTCTGCAACTACGTTCGGAACGATGATATCGTCTCCAAACACAGAGCAGTCATGTGTATGAGATTTACATAACGCGAGTAGGATTAAACTCATCATCTCAAAAGTAAATCCGTTTCCCATCGAAGATACCTTATTGATAATATGGAAATTATCATCCAGGCCCAAGGTCATAAAAGATCTTGATTGTTCGATTTTCTCGAATATCCTTTTTGGAAATAAGTATTTAACTAATTTAAGATGTATGCGATCACTCGCATTTTTGAGGTCGATCGTAGCAACTTTTGGGTTGCTTATAACCTTTTGGTGTTGGTAAGCCAAAATGTTAAGATCGTATCCGATTTTCCGCAGGGAAGTTCGGAAGCCATTTCCTATTCGGCGTTGCGTCAGGATATTTGCTAAAGGCTCAATACAAATCGGTCGATCGACTTCCCGATTTTTGGGGACAGTTGAGAACCTATTGCCTTGAACCATCACAGTCACTAGTGAAAGTTTAAACTTAAAGATTTGGAGTCTGAAATTTTCTTCATTCCTGAAGTGATTCCAGAGCCTCCTATCCATAAGCTTTCTACTAAGATCG